ATTATCAATAATTGATTTTAAAACTTCTAGACAGAGTATGATAGGAGACCCATACGGCAAACTAGAAAAATATTTCAGACAGGCATCTGCATATGCAGTTATGTTTGAAGAAAGAACAAATATTCCAGTTAATCAATTAGTAATTATTGCTGCTGTTGACGGCAAAGATACACCAGAAGTGTTTGTATCTAAGAGAGATTCACATATTAGTGGTATGATTGATATGGTAAAAGAATATAAGGAGAAAAATCATGTATTTTTGGCTGATTCAAGCAATAGCGGGTAGTATCATAGGCAGTGCAACTAGTAATTGGTTTGAGGATACAAAACTGGGTAAATGGTTTTACCAAAAAAGTTGAAGATCTTTATAATTGGGCCGCCGAAAGATATGATTTAGAAATTGTTAAATCTGAAGATAAGTGGAAAGAAAAATACCCAAATATTGCATTCGAACTAAAAAATTTGGAAAAAAGAATTAAAGATTTAGAAAATCGTTATAAATAGTTTTATGGCATAATGCCAAATTAAACACATATACACACACAGGAGAAAATATATGTTTTATAATTACAATCAACTTGTTGATCACAACAAGACATTTTGGGAGTCTATGGTAGACCTCAAAGTAGAAGGATGGAAGTCTTTCAGTAAAGCATCTAATGCTTATACAAACTCATTCTTTAAGTCACAACTTGAAACATTAGATACTAATGTTGAGAAACTTGGTAAAATTATGAAGGGGACTTACAATGACAAATAAAAATCCATTCGAAATTCGTGCAGAGATGCTTCAACTTGCAAAAGACTACATGGACCAGCAATATCATATGAACATTCAGTTCTACGAGAACATGATTGCTGAAGGCAAGAAAGTCCGTGAAGAGGTTGAAGAACAACTCAAAGATGCTTATAAGATGTATTCTATGGAAGATTTAATGGACAAGGCGAAAGAACTTTATTCTTTTGTTTCTAAAAAAGATTAATTAAATCTTGACAAAATGACTGCCTTGTTGTATAGTATGAGAGTACTAAACAATGAGGCAGTTTTATGTTTAATATCAAACCCCTAGTAGTAGGATTCTTTACAGGTTTTTTTATTTCGTCTTCAGTAGCTACTGCAGATGTGAATGAATATCAAACCACAGACAGTGACTTCATCAAGGATGAAATAGAATGTCTTGCAAAAAATATCTATTATGAAACTCATGCAAGATCATTAATTGATGCGGTAGCAGTTTCAGATGTTGTTCTTAATCGTGTTCAAGATTCTAGATATCCAAATACTGTTTGTGAAGTCGTATACCAAGGGGTACGATACTCTAGTGGTGCAATGAAAAGAAACATGTGCATGTTTAGTTGGTATTGTGATGGTAAAAGTGATAAACCCGAAGATAAATTGGCATGGAAACAGTCTGTAATATATGCTACAGATTTTTTCTTAAATGAAACTTATCGTGGAATTACACAAGGTGCAACACATTACCATGCAACCTATTCAAACCCATATTGGTCTCGTTCAAAAGATATGAAAAAGATTGCAAGAATGGGTGTACATATATTTTATCGTTGGGAGAATTAATTTGTTAAAAGTGAAAAGTTCAAAAGAGTTTACTAAAGAAATTGAAAAATTGGCCACAACATCTGATATGACATATATCGATGCAATTGTGCAATACTGTCAAGATAAAGACCTTGACATAGAGTCTGTTTCTGGTTTAATATCACCAATTCTAAAAGAAAAACTTCAGTATGAAGCTGAGAATTTAAATATGATACCAAAAACAACTACAAAACTTCCACTATGATTATATTATCACAAAAAAAGATGGACGACTTCGAAGCTTACAAGATTTATATCGCAATGAAATCGCACTTTCAAGGCGAATATGATTTTGTAAAATATAAGGGTGGAATTTCTGCAACAAAGAACTCTTTCCATAAAAGAAAAGACAAAAAAACATTTGAAGAATTATCTAGAAGATTTAATTCTAAAGATTTTAAAGAATTTTTGTTGTCTGCGTTCTTAGATGTGACAGAATCTGGCAATCTTGCTCTTGCAAGAAATGAATTTATGTGGACTGGGAAAAGACAAAAAAACATTTGAAGAATTATCTAGAAGATTTAATTCTAAAGATTTTAAAGAATTTTTGTTGTCTGCGTTCTTAGATGATGAAACTTTGGACATATATACTAAATGGAAAAAG